GAACGCCTCAGGGCGTTTCACAGCCAGCGCCAGACGTTCTTCGCAGCGAATGGAGATCATGTTTTTCTCGAAGTCGTCGGCGTTTTCGGTGGAGATAACCACGTTGGCATCTTCACGATCGAACAGTTGAGCTGCGGCATTGAATGCGCCTGTCAGGAATTTGCCCTGGAAAGCTGCTGCCTCAGTTGCTACCACCGGAAGCCCCCAAAGCGTAGGGCCAGTCAGAGATGCCGGGTTAGCCAGGATATAGCGGCCCAGACTGTCTTTCGTGAGCTCAATTTTCGCCCAGTCGATGAAGTGCAGAACGTGGCCAGATGCAGGGAAACGAGCCAGTTGAGCCTGAAGCATTGCCAGGCGCAGATCATCAATCCCGTTCTGGCTCTCAACAGAAAATGCCGGGTCGAATGCTGAGGCCTGAGGAACGATGCCGTGCAGGTGCACACCAGTTCCGTCGCCGAACAAGATTTCCTGTTCCTCAACATATTTCAGGCCGTAACGCATCTCAGCGTCAACCGTAGACTGGAGTTGAGCGAAATCGTCAAGGATCTGCTTGGATGCCTTAAACATGTGCGCGATGGTTGTCACCGGCGTGATTTTAGTTGCGAATTCAATATCGCTGTAAGGTTTGGCAGTCCCCTCTGCAACGACTTTCGCTGCATTGGTAAAGCCCGTTTGCTGCACCCAGAAAATAGCCGGTGAAGATGTGCGGCCAGGCGCAATCAGATCACGAATGAAGAGACGCTGTTTTGGTGCAGTGTCGATGCCAGGCAGTCGCTGTGGTTCAACCACGCCATCTGCAACATCTGTAGAAAGCAAGGCCGCGTGAACTGGGACGCTTACGCGCTTATTGCCTTCAACGCTCGCGGCAAAGGCCTTCAGCGCCTCGCTATTAATCACCACCTGTCCAACAGTTTCGGTAACTTTAGCAGCGTTGTTCAATGGCATTTGGGCAACATGCTGTTCCAGCTCACCAAGGCTGGCCTTAAGGGTTTTTTCAGCTTCCTTAAGAGCGTTGAGCTCTGTCGCCATTTTATCTACAACATCTTTGGTCTGAGCTGAGAGCTGACCATTCTTTTTCGCTTCGGTCAGTGCCTCTTCTGCTTTCGCGTTGAATTTGCTGGTTGCATCTTCAATGCTGGCAGTGACTTTTTTCAGAATTTCGTTTACTTCAGACATAAATGGTCCTTATTTGACTAACGCCGCAAGAGCGTTTTCAAGTGAATTGAGGGTTTCAGGTTTGATATCTTCGGCAGCGCCCGGCGTACCGTCGTTGGTGGTGACAGCGCCAGGCATGCCACCGGATAAGGCTTTAATGAGTTTTCTGCGCTCAGAGCGCGGGGTGTTGGTTTTAGCCAGCAGCGCATCAAGTTTGCGAAGCGCGGCCGCAGGTGATTCATCGCCATCACTGACCGCATCAGCAGAAAGCAGGCTGTCTGCCAGTCCCTTCGCCACAGCGTCACTGCCACCGATATAACTCTCGGCGTCCATCAGTTTCTGAACAGCTGCCATATCAAGGCCGGAACGCGCCGCGTAGATGTCTGCCATAGCGTTATCGAAGGGCTCCAGAGACTGTGACAGTTCCGCAAAGTCATGGCGGTTACCCATCGCGTAGACCCAGCAGTTGTGGATCATCAGGAAGGCACCACGACCGATCTGAATATCATCCCCGGCCATCGCAATGACTGAGGCGGCGCTGGCGGCAATACCGAGCACCTTCACCGTCACACGGCCTTCGTATTCTCGCAAAAGGTTGTAGATTGCCAGGCCTTCGAACATGTCACCGCCAGGGGAGTTGATATTGACCGTGACGTCGGCGCCATTCATCGCCCGTAGTGCACCGGCGATACGTTTGGCTGTTACGCCTTCACCCCAGTAGTCCTGCCCGATCACATCAAAAACAGAAATACTGTTGTCGTCGGTGGCCGCAGCTTTGATCCCGCCGTCCCAGCGGTCCAGTGCGGACGGTAATGTTTCACAGGTAACGCGCGCGCAGGGGCGACCCGCCGGTGCTACCGGAAGTTGTTTTTTGCTCATCAGGAAAGTGCTCCTAAGCGGCCTGTTTCAGCGGAGATTGTTCAAAGGAAATGTCAGGGAATATGTGGTTATGCAGCTCTCTCAGGGCCAGAGCCTGAACAGCAGGATTGCTGCTTTCGAGATTTTTCAGTTGCGTCAGGTTGAGCTGAACGGTGTAAATGTCACCCCCTTCAATCGGTGGCATATTTTCAAGACGGCGCACGTCATTACGGGACATCCACCCATTCTGGAGCGCACTGGTATAGTACGCAGCACGGCCCGCGCTGTCGGCGCGCAGCAGTCCTTCTACGGAGAACTCCGCGAAAACCTCATCATCGCTGTCCAGCAGGCACCGTCCAATTTCCTGTTCGATGTTCACCAGCAGGGGTCGCAGGGTGTGCGTCAGGAACTGGAGGTTCATGCCCTCCAGACTGGATGCCCAGCTACTTTGCTTCGTGGTGTGACCGACCATGAAAGGCGGAACGCGAAACCAGCGGCAGATCTCCTCAATGCTAAAGGCGCGGCTTTCGAGCATCTGAGCATCTTCCGGGTTCATGGTTACGCCCTGGTACGTCAAGCCTCCCTCAAGCACCATGATTTTCCCGGCGTTTTTTGAGCCTGTAAACGCCGCCATGTAACCGCGAAGTTTTTCACGTTGAGTATCATCCAGAGCTTTATCAGAAGAGAGAAACCCTGAACTTTGCAGGCCCTGTTCGAATATCTTCGCCGCGGACTCTTCAACCGCCATTGCAGAACCGATCACATCCCGGCCTGTTTTCATCGGCATCATGCCGCAAACACCGTCAAGACCGAACCCGCGAATGTGCATGATGTTTTTGACGGGAATGACGCGCTCGTTACCGTTTTCAGTGTATTTGTATTCCAGCGCCCCGGTCGTGAGACGTTTAACCACCATGTTCTGCGGCAGCAAAGGCACCAGCGAAACCAGGCGGTTTGCGATGAATTTCTTCTCAATGAAGGCGTTCCCGCGCAGGCAAATACTGGCGACCACCATCAACATAAAGCGTGATGGTGTCATTTCTGAATTGGGTCGGCGGCACAGTATCGAATAGGCCGGATGATCGGTTGCCGCTTTACGCGAACCGTCAGGCTGTCGAACGTATATTTTCAGCGGAAGGGTTGAAATAGACTCGCTTAACAGTCTTACGCATGCCCACACAGCCGATAGCTGGATGGCTTTATCGGCCGTTACCACCTTTCCGCTGCTGCTGGTACCAAACCATTCCTCCCAGAACGTGCCGGTAGTCAGGCTGATAGGCACACCAAGCCAGTTAAGCAGAGCACTTTTAACCCTGCCTGGCTGTTTGTTTTTTTTCATCAGAAACCTACCATGATGGGATTATTGAAGAATCCGGAGAGATCCTGCTGGTCGTTGCCACCGTTAACCAGAACGCGGCTCATTGCTGTGAACAATGCCGCCGGGCCATCAATCTTGGCCTCTGGTGTGGACTTGTTCGGGAAAATGTTCTCGTTCCGGTCAGGTTTGACGGTTACGTTGGACATCATCCAGTTCATCACCGGATGGTTGCTGTGATGGAAGCGGCCTCCGTATACCAGCGCCTCGACCTCTTTCATCGCCTCGGAGAAATTGCGGACCGTCTGCGGCACTTCCACCAGCGGTAAACCTTCCTCTGCCAGCGCGAGGCTGAACTGCGTGGCACTCCACGGATCGAAGCCAATTTCTTTCAGGCTCTCACCAGCAACCCACTGTTGCAGTTCTTCCTTAATCTGAGCGTGGTCAATAACATCACCATCCGTCAGGATCAGTTTGTCAATTAGAGCCCAGTTTTTATAGTGTTCGGCCATCTGACGTGAGCATTTGTCGAGACGACCTTCGGGCAACCAGAATTTAAAATCAGCGTGAACATGCCCATCTGGGGACCGCCATACTTTCACAGCAGCGCAGATATCAATTTTGTTTGAAAGGTCAACACCAACCCATAATGGATAGGTTTTAAGTTCGTGCTGCGGGGCGATAAACTCGCACTTTTCCCACTTCATCATGTCCATCCAGGCCGACTCAGCTGTAACCCAGATATTCATGTGCTTGGTGAAAAAGTTAATCCTGGCTGAAACCTGCTCTTTCGCCTTTTTAGCCAGGCGGCGTAGGTCATCCCAGCGCTTACAGATACCCAGCCCCGGATTCGCCTTCTGCCAGACCGTTTCATCAAAGGGATCATCGCCTTCGTCTAGGGTGTAGATGATGGCAAAGAAAGTATCGTCTTTCACTGCACCTTCCACATCGCTGTTGAAACCACGCAGCACCTTGATTGCGTAATCACGCAATTCGTAGCAAATGCCTTCTTTATTGAACCCGGCAGTGGTGATACCGAAAAGCAGCGATTGCAGTCGTGCGCCGGTGGCGGTCTCCAGAACGTCCCAGACGTCACGGGTTTTGTGAGCATGCAGCTCGTCGACGATGGCGCAATGGATGTTCAGGCCGTCGAGGTTGTTCGCATCTGATGATAAAGGCTCGAATTTGGAGGCGGTTTGCTCCTGGTAGATAGCGAGCTTGTTGAATTCGAAGATCCGCCCAAGAGTGGCTTTCGCCTTCTTGACCATATTTTTTGCGTCTTCAAAAACAATTCGCGCCTGGTCACGAGTGGTTGCAGCGGAATAAACCTCCGCCCCGCCCTCGCCGTCTGCGCCAGCCATATAAAGCCCCACGCCAGAGCAAAGCGTTGATTTGGCATTTTTACGGGCCACCTCAACATCTGCTGTACGAAAACGCCGAACCATCACCGGCCGACCGCTGCCGTCATTACGCAGGACGGTTTCCCCCGTCTCTTCGTTCACCAGCGGGATAACAAAACCAAAAATATTAATCAGGATGAAAACATGCCAGTCCATCAGCTCAATAGGCTGCCCTGCCAGTGCGCCTTTTACGTGAGGTACAAAATTATAGAAATTCAGAATGTGCTGCGCGCGCGGTTCACTGAAGAAAATACCGCGCTCTTCGCCGTGTGCCAGATCGTCAAGAAAACGCTGACAGGCAAGGCGCACATACTCACAGGCAATAATTTCCCCCGCCACCACCCTCTCGGCGTAGCGGATGCCTTCTGCAACCTTCGCCATTAATCCCTCGCTTTCATAAACTCGGCCAGCGGGTCAACCGCATCAGGACCTTTTGCATTCACTTTCGTGCGGCTGGCTGGCGTCATGCCGAACTCACCAAGCATGGCGCGCAGACGTTTCCAGGCATCAGCTTTCATGATGGCTGCGGGGTGAGCCTTGATCAGCACATCCCCGTTCTGCGTTTCGGTCCGGTAGGTGTAGCCCTCAACTTCAAGCGTGTCGCAGTGATGCCGGTATTCGGTATAAGCCTCAACCAGCAGCTCAAGGGCTCTGGCGTCCAGCTGAGACATCACACCGATAGCATCAAGCTCGTCGGCCATCCGTTTAAACCAGTATTTCCCCTGCTTGTCGAAATGCTTCGGCGTTGGGGGTACCCCTGAAGGGGGTTTTGGTTCGTTCTCATTGATCGGGCGTTTAGATGGGTTACCCCTCACCAAACGTAGATGGGTCGGGGTTTTCGGTGGTCCAGACATAATCGAAAACTCCTATTAATCATCGAATGGGGGACCCCATAAAAAAGTTTTCTAACCTGCGGCGATGTGAAAAGAGGTTAGGCGGCGGTCCTTTGGCGCGTCGTTCCTGAACTTTCAACCCGCCCTCCCCCTCGGTCGATACAAATGAGAACTGATGTCATTTTAGTCTTTCAACCGCTGTCTTCGCCCTGTGGCAAGGCTTGCAGAGGCTTTCGAGGTTGGACAGGTCATCGGTACCCCCATTTGCTTTGGCGGTGATGTGGTCCACCGTCTCAGCGGGTGTATACCTTCCATTTCGCAGGCATTCCTGACAAAGGTGCTTATCTCTGTCGAGAACGATTGGGCGCAGCCTGTCCCATTTGCTGCCATAACCTCGCTGATGTCTGCTCTGTCCTCGCTGATGCTGCTGCCAGCCTTCGTTAAGGTGCTGGGGACAATAGCCTGAGCGGTCAGTGGTTGTGCCAGGGCAGCCACGCTTGCGGCATGCTCTCGGTATTAACGCAGGCATCAGGCTAACCTCCACGCCCTGCGGCGTTCTGTGCGTGGTGCTGAGTCAGGGTGACGCTCAACCGGTTCGCCGTCAGCATGGTCCACCAGCGAGTAACACGGATAGACCACTGAGCCACCCCATGCATCACCCACAGCGTAATCGGCGGGCTTGCTGTTATCCCAGCGGGATAGCACGCGCTGCACATGCTCTGGCGGGACGCTGTAGCAAACGCCGTGAATGAGTCTCGACAGCGTGAGGTAATCAGCGCGAGTCTTATCAGCCACGATTAGCCGCTCAGCAATCTGCATTTGATACTGTGGCGGACGGCCCGTACCGAGATAGAACGAGCAGAGATTGTCAGGGAAGCGGGTCAGCCAGTCCTGAGCCTTATCACGAAAACCATCAACGGGTAATGCATCCTCTTCGATGATAATCACCCTATCTGACTGTTCAGCGGCCCAACTCAGAGCGCGAAGATGGTTTGCATTTGCACCAGCGCTATGTTCATCCATGAAGATACTGTCAGCCTCAAGGTCACTCGCTAAGTCATTAGCCATGGCTCGGCGAGAGTGGTGGGCCACGATAGCGATCAACATCTGTCAGCCTCATTGTGTGTGAAGTGCTCAAGTCTGGCAGCGACAGCTGCGTCCCTGGCTTCTTCAAGTGACACGAATGTTTTCCTTAGAACAAACTTGCCATTGAGCTTAACTTGCGCGAGCCAGCGCCTGTTGCCGCGATTCAGATAAGTAACCCCGAGTACTCCGGTTTTACTATTTTTCTTAGCGCCGCCGAGGTTCTGATTGTTCTCGCTTCTGCTGGCCAACCTGAGGTGATTGATATTGCAGCAGAGCCTGTTGCGACAAATATGATCGACATCCATACCATCAGGAACAGGACCGTTCACGGATTCCCAAACAAAGCGATGCACACGTAATGCCTTACCGCCAGTTCGTATGCTGCCGTAACCTGTTTTTAACTTTGCGCCGGTCCATACCTGGCATTCGCCTTCAATCTTTGTCCTGGCCTTAATTGCTTCCTGTGGCGAGCTATAAACTGTGTTCCGCACAACCAATGGATCACCGTATTTCCGCCATCTGAAATAGTGCTTTCCGCACATCCCTCTTTTTTCAGAACGATTATCGCAGTCATTCACGGAACATTTTTTAGTCATGTGCATATCTCGCAACCAATAAAAAAGGCCGCCGAAGCGACCTTGATTTATTTTTCAAATTATTTATGGCGCCAGAAAGCTACTTCTTTCCCTAGCCCATCAGTCTTAAACACTGTGTGGATGCGCGGGCCGGTGACAATGCGATCGCCAAAAGACTTAGCGACAATGCCAAAAGCAATCATATCCCCCACCGCAGCGCCAGCCTGTTCTTTCTTCCAGAAACGATAACTCTCGATCCGGTAGTAAAGACGGATGATGCCGTGAGCGAACGCCATTACATCAGCGCGGGTGCCACCCAGCAGACCAGCGTTAAGCATCACATCGCCGCGGTGCGCTTCAATGAATTCCTGATAGATACGCTCAGGATGATTCTTTTTCGCCCATGTGTCGGCGTAGGTCTTCGGTTCAGAACCGACATATACCTTCCCGGGTTCCATTTCTTCCCACGGCGCGCGAAGCATTTCGACATCGGTACCATCGGTACACCAAACGAACCGGTATTCAGGGTGATCGCGCAGGTGCTGCCAGATGTGCAGCCAGCGCCGGAAGTAGACATTCATCTTCACGTCAGGAACGCGGTACAGCTCAACGTCTGCCGGTGCCGTCTGCAGTTCATCCACCAGCGCGATACGGCCACAATTCCGGAGCGATGAGGCCCATTTAGCCAGCATGTCAGGTGAGGCGGCCATTTTCGTACCGCGCTGCGGGTCTGGCTGGCCGGTCAGTAACGTAGTGATAACCACGTCGCGCTGAGATCGATACTCGGCATAGCCTGTATATCCTGAATCCCGGCGCTGCCCGTAAATCACAGCGTTCTTTTTATCGAGCGCTTCCCGTTCAGGCCTCGGTATGCTGCGCGCGCCTTCTTCGTACTCGTCCATTGAGTGAATCAGCTTTTCAGAGCCAACCACATCAGCAAACGCCCAAGACGTTAAACCAGCATTGTGAATCCGAAGGGCCAAGTCAGGATGTTCGTACATGCCTCGACCGTATACCGGATCGAATCCGCCAACCTTCTCGATGGCACTGCGGTGGTAGTACAGCATCACACCGCGCTGCCCGGTGTAAGCAATATGCTTATCATCCCGGTACAAAACGGTCATATCGTTAATCTTTCGCGGACCTGCCAGATCGAGAAACTGATAAGCCAGGTGCGGCTCTGGAGATTCGATATATGGCAGGTGCCAGTTATCGGCAATGGGCCAGGCATCGTCATCCCAAAGAAAAAGATGCTCGCACCCGGCATCCATCAGGGCAGACAGGCTGGCGTTCTTCGAAGCAACAATGCCGAGTGATGTTTCATTGCGAAGCAGCTGCACGCCGTCGGGCACTACCGCTGCAGGCTTTGAACCGTCATCGATAACCACCACCAGCGCACCGGCTGGCAGGTGCTTCATGTGCTGTTCGAGCGCTCGCTTCAGAACTTCAGCGCGCTGGTGTGTCGTTATTGCAATGCCAATCCGCGATGAAATTGCGCAGGCGGGTGCATACGGGACACCATCAATAGTGACCTGCATTTGATTTTCCTTTTAGACGTGAGCCTGTCGCACGGCAAAGCCGCCGAAAGTTAACGGTTTGCCCAGGCTCACAGCTGAAAGACTTTCTTTGATGTGCGCGTGCGATGCGCATAAAAAAGCCCCGCAGATTTCGAGGCTTATTTATACCCTTAAAGGGATATTTAGTGTTTTATCCCTTAGAGGGGATATCCATTGTTTGTGGCAACAAAAACCGCCATCAGGCGGCATGTACCTATGATTTATTAAAACGAGTCAGCAAAAATCAGATTTTTTCCCATTTATTGCATGATTTACATAAAAGGATACTGGCGTTATTTTTAGCCTCTTCTTCCTTTCTTTTCTCTCTAGCCTTGAGAAATCCGAATAAAGCAATTCCGGTCGTTAGGATCGCCATGATTAACTTTAGAACTTGATCGGCTGAAATCACTCCGGACGTATGTTGGGTAAAGTGGTCAGTGTTGAGCTGCTTATTTAATTCACCCGCTTTACGAACTATTGTATCAGTGCTCCCACAATATGGGCATTTAAGATTAGTCATATTCCCCTCGATGTTTCATCTATCTTACATCTCAGCTCATTGACATTTCTAGATATAAATCACTCTATTGCGAAGCTCTGGTTTCTTTCTGGCAGTTCGCCTGCCACGCTTTGTTATGGGCCAAGATGTCTTTCTTCGTCTGGCGGTCCATAACGTCGATGTCGTTGTTGGTCAGATAGATAATTCGGGTCCACAGACACCCAGTATCAACCACCACCGGGGCGGGTAAACTTTTCGCGCAACTCCCGATCAACATCGTCATCAGACATACGGTTAACAGTTTGCTGTACATTGCTGGCCTCTTTCGTTGCTTCTACCCGGCGTTCGGCTACTGCTTCAGTGGCTGCGGCCTTTTCTTCGGTGCGCTGCTGGTCAGCTTTCGCTTCCGCTTTGCTGGTGCCACGTGAATGGCCAATGCCAAAGGCACCCGCGATAGCAGCCATGACCAGCGCAGCAAGACCAATGATTGTTTCTAATCCCATATCAACCTCACACCAGTACCGTTTTGGCCTGACCGAAGCGAGCGCGACGATCTTCAAGTCCGTTCGTTCCGCCGTTGATAATCTTCGTCACCTGCAGCAGGTCGCCGGAATACTTCAGGCATCCCTTAGTGGCGAAGAACCATGCCGCGCTTCTGGCTGCGTAAACATCTTCGGCCAATAGCTCAGGCTGCTTAACCAGATCAACCTTCAGGCCGTTCCCGCAATCACGGTAGTTGTTGAGGCCGGTAATCTGGATAAGTCCACGCCCACGGTATAACCAGCCGTCACCGGGAGCGTTGTTCCCCATGCGTTTGCTGTATACCAGGTTAGCGATGGCACGCTGGCGCTCAATCGGTAATGTCCGCTCTTCAGGACGGCGGCCAAGCGTGTTTGCCTGGTCTGCTGTGAGACGTCCTGCACGAATGAAGTTAACAAGTGCTGCAATGCGGTAGTTGAAGCTTTCCACCAGCAGAGTGAAGCCAGCTGATTCATGCCCTGCCTGAGCAATAAACATCGCCTGGTCTACCGGCTTGGTGATGCCGAACTCTTTCATCGCATCACTGACTGGCTGAAACCAGCGCGCAGCTAACTCGGCGCTTAGCCCAGCCGCCTTTTGAAATTGTGATTGGTTCATTAGTGCCTCAGTGCATCAACCAGGCGCGCTATGTTTCCCCGAGCCCAGAGAACGGCGGCGCATATCAGGACGTTCACCAGCACCACAAACCAGTGCGATTCATGGTACAGGCCGAACAGATAACGGAAAGGGACGCTGGCGTATACCAGCACCGTGAAATAAGCCATCAGCGATATCAGAGGGCGATGTCTCGCCCCGCCGCGCTGGTAGAACATCAGTGCAATAACGATAACAGCAGAGATAATTGCGTTTGCCATCGCACTCGGATCACTTGTTACCATTGCTGGCCCCTCCACCACGTAAACGCGAGAGAATTCCAAACAGGCTACCCAAATCCTGACTGTTGACGAACGTCAGCAGCTTAATAGCAATAGCGGCTACGATTACCGCGCCCAGCGCATCAAGTGGCCTGTCGCTATACCCCGTCCATTTGGAGAAGTAAGAGCCAAGCAGAGGCGCGCCAATAACGCCGAAGATGAATGAGGTGATGAAGTAGCCCACCAGCTTAAGTCGACTGATGTTTACCGCCGTAGCGACGTAGAAAACCGCACCAGCGAATGCGCCGAACACCACACCGTAATCTATGCCAGTTGCCAGACCGAACATGCTGGCCCCCATCAGACCACCAGCCGCTACTGTCGTGCCAGAAACAGGATCGGACATCTAGTCCCCCTCTTATTGCCGTGAATCCTCTCAGTGATGAGGGGAATAAAAAAAGCCCGCTTTTGAAGGCGGGCTAATGAGTGACTATTAGTAAGTAAGGTAGGTAGTCGTGAGTCTTGCTAACTGACCTGAGTGAGACAGTATCGGGCTGGTTCACAACGGTTCAGGAGAACCATCAGGCAATTACCTTCAACACACATTTCAAGCGTAGCAGCAGTTTGCAAATTCATAAAAAAAGGCCTGCTTTTTACGGCAGGCTCTCAAGGAATTTGAAACTGTATTGTTGTTGTCATGGTGCCGGGTGCCTCCCGGTGACTCTACCCCAGTCAGCAAAGCCGCGCGCATACCTGCAGATAGCAGTTTACTGGAACGCCCTTTCGCTTAGAAAGGATTCACCACAATAATAAGTTACGACTAATCCATTCTAGCGGTCAATACATCATCGCCATGAGTCCTCTCAGAACGAGTGGAAACAAAAAAGGCCACCCGGAGGCAGCCCTTAAAATAAAAAACCCGCAGCAGTGGCGGGTTTATGTTTTGATTTGTTGCTCAGTACGCTTTACTGTCCCGAGCCTACCACAATTTAAGCACTTTCTTGCTCACTATGCAACTTAAATCTGTCGCCATTTGTGCCGAACGCATCACAAAGTGGTGCGTAAAGGATCGATTCTGCAAGACTAACCCATGTATCAATGCGACGACGGCATGTAATAAGGGTCCAGTCGGGGTGTTTTGAATTAAGCTCTTTAGCCATCTGGAGTTTGCTTTTGCGCAGACGATGACGATCAACAATCACGCCATACAACCCACGGTATTCTTCGTTCATGAGTACAGCGGCGATCACGCCATCAATCTTCAGCCCTTCTTCGTCAGAACAGAACGCCAGGCCGCTTTTGTTTTTGCTGTCGAGGATTTCACGCAGGTATGCTTCCAGCTCGGGTTTAGTGATGCCGGATTTCTTCATGCGGCGCAGCGCATCGTTGATTGCGGTCTTGGTGATTTTCCCGGATGCTAGCAGCTGGTTAAACATGTTTCCGCCAGAGCCACCACCGATATAAGACCAGCGGCCCCACATGCGGAGCTTTCCCTGTACCCAGATACTTTCTAGAGTGCGAAGGCGAACCAACTCGCCGGATTTACCTACTTCTGAAGGATTGATCATTTGCGTCTCCACTTACGCCAGTACGCCAATTGCCAGCGCACGATCTAAAAACCGAAACAGCAGCGTTAACTGGTCGCCGTATTTCGCTTCAAATGCCACAGGATCAGCGTGCAACTCGTCGTGATGCGCTCTGCACAGCGGTATCACAAACAGGTCATGCGCTTTGGTACCCATTCCACCCTGCCCGTGGCCAATCAGGTGATGGGGGTCGTCTGCCGGGTTATTGCAGCAACTGCACTGCTGCGACTTCACCCAGCGGGTGTACTTCTCGTTCTCCCAGCGGCGGCGCTTTGGCCTCAGCATGAAAGATTCCGGTGACTCAGGGTCTACCTTCACCGAGACAATCTTCTTAACTTTCTCCTGGAGGATTTCAGTCGCCGGTAACGAAGGAACAATGTCGCTTTCCCGCATCACGGAACTGTGCTTTTCTGGCTTAATCCTTAGTGCCTGGCTCGCCACAGATTCAGGAATCAAGTCAGCCAGATCGTTACGTACCATCCACCAGCAGAACTCCGGCAGCGTCAGGGTGTGCTCTGCGCTAAAGCCCAGCATAATATTCACCCTTTCGAGTAGCCATTTTACCAGGTTCTGCATGGCAATTCCTGCCAGTCTTTCAGTGGTTTGTTCACGCAGCTGGTTATCACAACCCCAGCAAAGGCGAATGCTGCCGGGGGCGTGGCGTAGCAGAGTGAAGTCCTTTGAGTGCCATTCGTTGTGAGGCCACTGACATTCGAATTTACGTTCCAGCCAGGCATCAAGGCCACTCAGTCCACCAGCACGCTGAATAACTCTCTCATCCAGGAAAAGATCCTGCACACTGACGTCATCCGTCAGTGGCTGGTGTGCTTCCGGAATCAACCCGGATGGCAGGTGCTTGATTGCTTCGGAAGGCGTTTCAATCACCACCCTGCCACGGCGAAACAACCACAGCAGTTCGTTTCCAGGGCGAAACAGTACCACCCCGGACATTGGCGCAACTTCAGGTGTCAGTATGGCTCTCACTGTTACCTCAGGCTACGATGTCGATTATTTTAAGAAGCTCCGCAAACTTCGACTCAAAGAAATGAGGCTGAGTTTCTCGCGGGTTCGCAGGACTGGTGATGTTCTTGCCATACATGCAGCCTTTGGCAGTAAGTGACCAGAACTTTTTAACACCATTCACTCCAGACCGACTGTTTCGCTCTTTTTGTTCCACAATCCCAAAGCGGGACATCATGTGATAAACCTGATTGGCGGTGATGCGGATGTTTTTTGCTTTAAGCAGAGCGCTGAGTGATTGTGTGGGACGGCTGGACCCATCCTGCGCACCGGCAGGTGCATCGATCGCGTAATGCGGCATCAGATCTGGAAGACCAGCTACCTGCTGGAGTTTTTGATAAGCACCGAGCCTTGAAGAGTTTGAGAGGTTCAGCATTTTCGCCGCCGATTCAAGCAGGATCACGCCAGCCTGAATTTTGTCGGATGTCGGCGCATTGGATGCAGGGTTCTGTACGGCATCGAACGTTCTGATGACTTTGAGGTTAAATTTCGGGCTGATCCACATTGCATAGGAATAAACCAACTCCTTGCAGACGAATGTCCCCTGGTTAACACCACCAGTAAGGGTGACCAACGGGGCCGCTCCTGTAATTCCAGGAGCGCTCGAAATTTCAGCGATGAGTTCTTGCGTTTGGGTAAGACAGGACCAGTTGGAAGGCTGGTGACGTTTTTCACCTCCCGCCGCACGATGCAAATCATTCAGGCAGTAACGACCATCAAAATCACGGCGTACGGAAACGCCATCAATTACGAATAACTGATTCATATGTTTCTCCACTTGTTGTAGTGCGAGCGGGTCTGCACTCCCGCTTCGCTGACACTTTTTAATCTAACACTCATTCGCGCACCAATGCATTGCTATTTTGCCTACCATTTTCGACATAGCTGGTGATCGTTATTTCAACCTTCCCGCCAGGTACCTGCGGTGCCCACTCCACCAGCATTCGTTTAATCTGACTGTCATCCTCCCAGATGCCAGCATGTGTCAGTGCATCAAAAAGCGCCTTGTTGTAATTGTCGATATCACGGCGGCGGGCATCTGGTGGATAGAGAATGATCTCAACCGCCGCTGGCGCTGTGGTTGGTTTAGGCAGGCGGCGTAATTGTTCAATAATCGCAGCGCAAGCAGCGCTCTGATATTTGCGGCCAGCAGCACTGATGAGATGGCGTCCTGCCAGCGGTCCCTTATTGGGGGCTCGCCAGTAGGTGTTTACGCTTGGAGGGAACGGGAGCACCAGTTTCATACAGTCACTCCCTGCTTTTTCAGCCATTCAACAGCGTTAACTCTTGCCTTGTCTCCACCGGATAACAGACCTTTAATGATCGCTACCGGATCAGCATCCAGTTCTGTTTTGACGACGCTAATGCCCCTGGCAGCGCCAGGAGCAACGGTGATGTAACCCTTCTTCTGAATCGCCTTCACATGCTCAGCAGCAGCGTTCTGCGATGAGCAACCAATCAGTTCAGCAAGCTCTATCAAAGTTGGTGGGAAGCCAACCTTTTCAATGTGAACCTTGATAGCTTCATAAACTTCACTCTGGCGCGGCGTTAATTCGATCATGACTCGACTCCATAACGCCCGTTCAGGCGTCCGATTACGCTATTGAACATCACCAGACTTACGCCCATCGGTTTCACCTTCTCGTGGTACTCCTTCAGGATCGGAGGTACAACGACGTTCCAGCTTGGCTTCGGCTTTTTCTTCAGGGCTTTCTTAATGGCATCTGAGCATTGACGGGCAACGTCACGTACAGCGTTCTCCTGCTCTGTGGATAGTTTTTTCATGCAGCACGCTCCTGAGGTTTGCCCATTGGAACGGCTACTGCCGGGATAAGCTCAACGGCCGGTGATACTGACTGATTTCCCCAGTGGTCCCATCCAGGCGCACCGAAGCGGCTGAAGAGTTCGATGCGCGGAACATCACCGTAAAGCTTCTCCAGACGGAAACGGGCGTCTGCTGGTTTCTGGCTGTGTTCACCGAGTGGGCTGTAGATAACCTGCTTGATGCTGGCACACTGGCGTTCTAGTCCGTTCCCCCTGGTGGCGATCAACATGTCTTCGGTATTGGCTCGGGTGTAGTTGCCGCCGTTCATGCGGGTCTGGGTGTTCAGCAGGTCGAGGAAGTCGTAAAAGTCCTCTACTCCACCAGCCTGAAGTGCTTTGTTGATGTGCTGTTCTGCCAGCGGGTTGAACTTCACCCAAGTGAAGCCCTTCATCGTGCGGACCTTAAAGCCCCATGCTTCAGCCAGTTCGATAGCTTCGCGGGTATGTGTGCCGGTGAACCACATAGCCAGAACGGCATCATCGGCAGCCAGGTCCCAGACAGGCAGACGCTTCATGTCGATCAGCTTCATCGTGTCGTAGTGGTCTTCTGCTGCACCGTTGCTGGCTTTGTTGTCATAGAGCCAGGCTGGATCAGCGTAAATCAGAGAGTATTTCATCAGATATTCCTCCCCTGACCTGCCAGACACCATGCGTCAGTAGGCGTTTTGACTTTCGGTACCATGCTCAGGCAACGCTGGCGCTCAATCAGTATCTTCAGGCGCTGTTCTTCGTCTTTTGAGCGGTTGAATGCATCCATCAGAACCGTAGCCGCACGCTGGAAGAGCCCCTTCTCAAACAGGCCTTGAGCTTTTTCCATCATCGCGTTTACTGCCGGGTTCGGTGCGGCATCCTGTTCTGATGCAGCTGGTGCGTCAGCCCGGTTAATTTTCAGTGCAGAACGCCCTTCGCTAACATCCCCACCAGGCGCTTTAGCAAAATACTGGTAGCACTTGCCGTTGTGCTGGCGGGTAGCGCGATTCAGTTTGACCAGGTGACACACCCCGCGCTGAACAGCATGGACGTCGTACTGTGGCATTGATGCCGCAATCTCTTTGTTCGTTAAGCCAGGGTTAGCGGCGATGAAAATCTGAATGTCTTTCAAGAGGCTCATGAGTTAGCTCCTCTGAATCCTGCCGGGACTTTGCTGTAGTCAGTGCTCTGGAAACTGGAGCGGAATACCCCATCCTCTCGGGCCCACTCTCCGTTTACGCGAAGAGGTCGCCCAGCTTTTGCCCAACTGTTCGCTGACTTCAGGTATCCAGGGAACTTGGACGGCTGGAAAAGCGTCTGTGGTCGAAGGTAGGCCGCCATCGTCAGGTCTTCGCTCCACTTGGCGTTGCAGTAGTCCACCACCAGCGACAATTCTTCAACGGTGTAGCCCTCCCCGATTCGGGCACGAATATTTTGCAGCGAGGTTGTTGAAACCTGATAACGCGAACTGGTCACCTGGTTCAGATGGGTTAAAACCTGTTTAGCCTGATCGGTGATCAACACATCACCGTCTGGTTGCGGCGCAACCGGACAAATAGGTTTATTAGTCTGCTTGTTTAACTCTGTATTAAAGTCTGTATAGAGATAGGATTCCGTACTTTCGCGGCTCCCAAGATTCCTGTTATTCGCGGATTGAGAAACGCAGCTTCGCGGTTTTGATTCCGCATCTTCACGTTTTCCATTCCGTACTTTTGCGGAATCGTTATTTTCTGGAAAGATTAATGAGATTAGAGCATCGCCGTCGATGCGATAATGCTTGGTTGGTGTGCCATTGACCTTTCGAGAACACGTCTCGATCACGCCAGGCAGATACTTGTTTACCAACTTTTTAACCAGCCGCTCTGTCTGGTCTTCAGTTAATTCGCCCGCCTCAGCTCCAAGCTCCTTGTGAGTTTTATAGAACCAGCCGTCTTCTCCCCCAAAAGCTGACCAGAAAACGAGGTTGTTAAGAACTGCTGCCAGCGCATGAGCCTGCTGGTCTTCTTTAAAGAACAGCAGGTACGGCCTGGGAAGAACAATGACGTTCTTCTGGCCTGACATTGACTGGACGATGTCAAAGATTCTGCTCATGGTCGTCCTTTAACTCTGTAAATTTACGCTGGAATTGGTCAAGAGGGCTGAAGCACTCATGATCGTACCCTTCGCGGAGGTATATAACGCGTCGGGTCTCGGGCTCCCACCTGATGACGCGCACCGGGACGCCATAGTGATCTCTGAAACGCCGGTTAAGTTCTCGCATAGCGCTCTCCCCTTCCGACGCCAGACACCCACAATCGCCATTGCCCTACTGTGGTTACATGGAACCCAGCGGCCTGATACCATCCGCTCATACCGAAACGACGAGGTTCCAACAACGGGAATACCACGGAGTTGCGGGAGACGGTTGTTTACCGTTACACTGTTCATGCGTTAGTTTCTCCACTGATACGACACGCCAAGGGGCCCGGAGCTGCACACTCGCGGGCCTCACCCATTTCTGGAAGGCAATAAACACGGGAAATAAGGTTCAGGAACGTCATGAGAGTGACCCTGAACTGATATGCGATATCGTTAAGACTTTGCCACTCGCTCCGGTCAACTACACCATCTTCAATGTAATGACGGTAAGCATTGACCAGCTCACCAAGCCTCCCCACCAGCTCGGCCAGCTTCAGGCCAATCTCTTCGTTTTCATCATCAGGCACGGCGCCGGGAACGTGAATTCCGTTATCAGTTTCACGAGAGTACGCGTCAGCGATGTAACTTACGCCAGCAGCTCTCTGAAGCACCATTGCCCAGCCCATTGGAAAGATCTGGTCGCCACCAGCACGAAGGCGGTTAAAGAGTGAATTCTGGGTTTCGTCCAGAATCTCCGCCGCTTCAGCGTATCCGCCTGGCAAAGCGGCAATCGTCTTCCTGATTGCGCTCACCAGCCAGGCGGGCTGCTTCTCAACTTTCCATTCAGGTTCTTTACCCACGGTTAACCCCTTATCTCTGTGGTTATTTCTGATCGCTTGGCGATGTATTCTTGCCATAACGTTCTGGGTTGAATTCCAGTTCACCAGCAGTTCGATACGCAGCTTCAGCAGCTCGTCCTTTTGGGATTAAGCGTCCTGGGCGGTTACGCCACTGGTAAACGGCCTCACTAGTGATGCCAAAAAATTCGGCAACTTTTTCAGTGCTGCCGAAATGTTGTTCAATCTCGTCGGTTGTCATGAAGCCTCCTTAGCTAAGTTTGATTAGATATTAATAACCAATCTAACTTTGGTCAATAAAAACTAAGATTGCTTAGTCTTTTTTAAATTTGGTGCTTTCATGGAAACGGTTGGTCAGCGCATTAAAGCCCTACGTAGGGTTACAAGAACCTCTCAAAAAGAACTGGGTAAATTCTGCGGTGTTAGTGACGTAGCGGTCGGTTATTGGGAAAAGGATGTGAATATCCCAAACGGTGAATCGCTGGTTAAGCTGGCGAAATTTTTCAATACATCAATAGATTACATTCTTTACGGCACCGAATTTGAAGGTGCCCTCATAACTAAAATGCGGCGTGTGCCAGTGATTTCTTGGGTTCAGGCTGGGCAGTTTACGGAATGTAAAACTGCTGATTTGTTCAGCGATGTCGATAAATGGGTTGAGACATCACTTCGCATTGGAGATAGCTCGTTCGCTTTAGAGGTCAAAGGGGATTCAATGACCAATCCAAATGGCCTCCCAACAATACCTGAAGGGGCTACCGTTATTGTTGATCCAGATGTCGAACCCCTTCATGGGAAGATTGTTGTTGCGCGTATTGATGGCACTAACGAAGCAACTGTTAAAAAACTTGTCATTGATGGCCCACAAAAATTTTTAGTCCCACTAAATCCTCGCTACCCCAACATACCGATCAACGGTAACTGCCTTATTATTGGCGTTGTCAAAGGCGTTCAGTACGAAATCTAAGTTCCCTAACTTCTCAAAACACTAAACTAAGAAAAGTTTGGTGTTTACCCTTGACCTAAAAACTAAGTTAAGTTAGATTTTATTCATCAGCAGCGAACATTGTGGGTAGGCAGTATGAGAACTGATGCAAACAGAAAGATGTTCCGCTTCCAGTCGGAAGTAGTGATCAAGCCTCTGTATGACAAATGCCCTGCCTGTGGTTGTCGGTTAGATGAGTTTAATCAAACCGTAAAAGATAAGAGCGATTCCGGCGATATCAAGAAGCACGCCGACAAGGCAAGGAGTCCAGCCGGTATGGATGCGTTTAAGTGGTGGCATCCCATAGCGAGCTGGTATTTCTTCCTCATGCATAGGATGGTTCATCCATTCAGCAACGCCGAAAACGATGCAACCAAGGCTAATTATAAACGTTTCCCTAACCGGATAATTGCCAAGAAGACCAGCGCCATTGAGCAGGATGACAAAAGCACCAACAGCGATTAGCACCTTGTACCACGCATCAAGGGCAAGCTTAGCTAAAGGATTGTTCATGTTTTTCATATTCTTGGTTGTGTGAGAGCTCCAAGAATACCACCGAGCCTGATGTGGTGAAAAGACAGGCAGCAGTTGCAGTACGGCATATGGCACATGTGCCGCAGCGGTCCGGGGATTCCTTGCAAGACAATATCCAGATCCAGCGGGTAGCCGGAATGTGCAAGCCAGTTGTGTACGACAGCCAGAGACGTTTCACCAGCGTGGCGATCAGGTGTGACGCCTCGGAAGAGACGGGGCAATTTTATTAAAGCCGAGAGGATGACCATGGAATACGAATTGATGCGTCTCGCAGAATTTATTTCTGAAAACTGGAGTCAGTGGGAATCGTTCTGCGAACAGCATGGCGACAACGCTCAAGAAATTTACGAGCAAATCGGCGGTGAAGATTAACCGCCAATTCAGTATCACGTAGCCAGCGTGGTAACCCGTAGTAGCTGTACCAAATGCTGTGTGTAGTCTTGGCGGTCGGCAGTTGTGAATGTCCTTAATGTCGACCGCCACTTTTCACAACTGTAAGCGCGTTCAGCCGGTTCCTTGAGAGGCCTCAGTCGTTAAATCAACTCAGGGGAACGCGCTCCCAATTGTGGAGAAGCTAACTGGCGGTGGCAGCCGCCCGTTTCACTAAGTGCCCTGGTTGGGTGCTTACTAAAACGAAACCCTTTAATTTTTGTCGCCAAACGGCGAGGGATTCGTGCAACCAAAATTCAGCGGATATTTCCACTGGAGGACTGATGAACCACCTCGAATTTATTGAGAAAAACGTGAGGGAGCAGCTGATTAAACAAGGCTTTTCCTCTTCGGTGGCTCAGGGGGGGGGGCGTGGCAAGCCATTGATTTATATAAGCGCATGTCACAAGCCAGCAAGAAAGGCGCGATTTTCGATGATGTGATGCGGCACGCTAAAGCCTGGGCAGACAAGCAGGTTTCAAAAGCTGAAGTCACCCGGAGAAAACGCACCTACCCTAAAGACCAAGGCGGCCTCTTCTAAGTTGTAAGGCTATGAATTCAGCGCTGTGCAGAGCGCATATAACACGGAGAAACTATCCATGACGAACACACAGAACGTCACCGAGTTACAACCACGCATGACCAGAGAGCAGTTGATCGACGCTGCGCGTACTGCAGCTAAGTATCTTCCTGTTGCTTCAGCACAGCTTATGAATGAGCTTGCTAATCGCCTGGACATTACCAGCGTCGTGCTGTGCGAAGCTATGGCACAGCGTAAGGCACTGGCCGAGCAGAACACCACCCTTCGTCAAGATGTAGCGAGTTGGGCAAAAGAATGCGACCGCATTGTTGAGCGCCACACGAAGACCAGAACAAATATGCACCTACTTGAAGCCCAGCGCGAACTTCGTGAGTTGGCTCCTGTCGTCATTTCCCTGAATAACGAGGTTGCTCTCTAATGGCTAACTCATTCAAGCAAATGACCAAGTCAGGTGTTATTAAGCGCACCGACACCGGGATGTTTATCGCTCTTTCTGATATCCACGTTCGTGAAGGTTTCAACAAGCGTGAAGACGATGAACGCACCCGCCAGGCTGATGATGACCTGTTCAACTACCTGATGAACGGTGATTCTGTTCCCCCGCTGGAGGTTATCGCCCGTGATGAAGGTGGCGTATGGGTTGTCGAAGGTCACCGTCGTCGCCGCTGCTATGCGCGCTGTGCTGAAGCTGGAAAGCCCGTAGACCGCATCCACATTATGCCGTTCAACGGTAACGATGTGCAGCGCCTGGCTCGCATCATGACCAGTAACAACCAGCTCCCGCTCTCCGATATGGAACAGGCTGCAGTCATTCAGGAGCTGCACAACGCCTTCAATCAGACCACCAGCGAGATCGCAAAACTGGTCAACAAGTCTGTTCCTACTGTCGAAAAGCTACTGCTTCTTAGCACAGCTAACCACGACGTTCAGAAAGAAGTTAAATCCGGGACCGTGTCCGTAGATGTGGCCGTTGACCGAGTAAAAGAGTTCGGCGAAAAGGCCGGTGAGGTTCTTCAGAAGGATAAAGCTTCAGCTGCCGCAAAGGGTAAGAAGAAAGTTACCCGCAGCGTGATAGCGCCGGAAATTAGCGTGAAGAAAGCGCGGCGTCTAGTAGAACTGATCAGCCTAGCGGGTATAAGCGACACAGGTGTTATCTCTCTCGAAGGATTGGTCTATGCAGAAGTCGTGGAAATAATTGATGAGCATAAAGCCATAGCATCACAACGTTCAGGAGCATCAGCATGAAACCGAGTTATGAAGAACTTGAAGCCAGATGCGCGGCGCTGGCTGCGGAGAATGGAATATTACTCGCAATCATGAATGAGCAGGCTGGAAGTTTTGGCGCTGCTTTAGCTGAGGGATTCCATGACGCTGTTATGGAGTCAGGGAGTGATCAGCTGATTGATATCTACCAGCGACGTTTACAGCAAGCCATTCAGTGCATTCCGCCAACCACGTCTACCGACGCTTTCCTGGCTGAAGTGCGGGCGCAGGGTGTGACCGAGTACGCCAGTAAGCGCGGGTTCTCATTCCAGCACGGTTGTATCCATGCCCACTTCGGCAATGGTGATGTGATGGTTGGCGCGGTGACATTCGAAAACGGTGATGCTGGAATTAATTTTGCTCCGGTTCGCGAGAAAACTGGCGGTGTGGGTACGAGCTACGAATGGACAAAAGGGAAGACGGCGGATCAGGTTGATTCCGTATTTATTATCGCCAGCAGTAATGCTGAAGGCCTTGAAGTTATCCGCGACAAGTTAAATGAATCCATCGAAGAGCTTCGCAAAGGAGTGCAGTCATGATTACAGGAACCTCTCATTACGACGAAGTCCAGGTGGTGCCATGCACAATCTGCGGCGGTTACTACAAGGCTGATGAGCCAGAAATACACGTCTGCGAGGAGGCCGCCCAATGAGCAACATCGACAAACGCGCATTACGGGAAGCAGCCAATGCGGCAAACACTGCATCATGGGGCAATTGGGAGCCTTACAAGCCCCACAAAGGTGCGCGCGGCTATGAGGTAAAGGTTGGCTTGAAAGCGGTGGCGCAACATTGCCTCAAAGTTGATTCAGTATTCATCGCCGCCGCCAACCCCTCCGCCGTGCTGGCGCTGCTGGATGAGCTGGAAGCCAAAGAAACCGAAAACGAGCGTATGGCTCGTGAGCTGTTAAACAGGAGTGGTGAAATTGAAGGTCTGCGCCAGCGCATAGCAGAGTTGGAATCGCGTGAAATCAATCTGCCGCCATATTCGTTCTTCGACTTCAAGCAAGGCTCTCCGTTCAAAAGTGGTGCTTATTGCCATATTGATTCTGTAAACAAAGAGCTATCCAAGCATTGTATCAAGATGATCGCAGCAGCCGGTAAAGGAGAGGCATCATGAGCACTATTACCAATAAGTTCACCAAAGAGCAGTTACAGCAAATCGAAGCAGCTGCGAAAGAAGTCATGTGGCCTGTCGTGTGGTCGGAAAAGAAAGCACGAGAGCACTTCAGTGAAAAAATAACACCCAAGGTGGTACTGAAGCTGGCGCGTATCGCGCTGGCATCGCTCGAAGCGGAGGCTGTGTGCGTCATCGACCAGTCAAATCTTGATTATCTCAAATCTGGCTCCGATGCAGACGTGTGGCCAGCATCCAGAACAGAAATGGGTGATGTGCTTCTGTATCGCGCCGCCCCGCCAGCGCCGGTAGTTCCTGATGAGGCTATAAGTCTTGCCGTTGATGGAATAATGTCTACTTACGCAGATAATCAGGACGAATGCCGGAAACGTATTAGAAATCATATTGAAGACGCCTGCCGCGCCGCCATGCAGGGAGCAATGCAGCAGGAGGAGACGGTAAAATCAAAAAAGTAGATCGCTGCGATGTCTGCACTGAAGGCGCTCGCGGCGGGTGTGGTACGTGTGTTTTTAACGGTAATTTTTGATGAGGTATTTATGACTACTACTGATTTTATGGAGGAGCAGGAAGTATTCGACCTGCTCAAAAAGAAAAAAACTGCTGTTTGGCGCTTACGCAAAGAACGTGGTTTCCCCAATCCTGTTCTCACATATCCGTCACGCTACAGCCGTAAAGCAGTTATGAAATGGATTGAAGAGGGCGGCGTCAACCGAGCTGTTTAACATGCCAGAATATTTTATCGGCATACATTTCATAAGCCTCTTTCTGCTCCACCAGCCAGTCGTGTTTGTTGTACACGGCCATCACACCACCCAGTTCATGCCCCAGCATCTTTTCGGTGACATGGGGCATAACTCCCTCCCCTGACAAATTCGTTACCAGTGAGCGCCTGAAATCGTGCGTTCTCCATTCAGGTATATCAATTTTATCCCTTAGTTTTTTCATGTAGAGATTTGCTGACGAACGATCTATTGCCTTATCCAGTTCCTGGCCAGGGAACAGGACGGTGTTACCCGAATTTAAAAGCCTCTCTACAAAAGGCTTTACCTGCTCAAAAACAGGACGACGAATAACATTCCCCATTTTTGAATGCTCAGCTGGAGTAGTCCAAATAAGATCGTCCATATTGAATTCACTGTTAGTAGCCAGGCGAAGTTCTGACAATCTGGCTCCCCACAACAACAACAGTTGGTGAAGCACCTTGTTGGAAGTAACGATCTTGTTGTTTTCCAGCGCGAGCCATATTTTTGCCAGTTCGGTATAGGTTAAAACCCTGCTACCAACATCCGGCTTCTTTCCTATCGTCTTAACGCTGAGCTTCAGAACCTCGCACGAAGGTATGAGTTGTCGGCTGATACACCAGTTCATTACTGATCGCAGCTGCAGGAGAAGTACCCTGGCCTTTTTGCCGTTTTTCTTTTCCTGCTTATCGAAAAACCTAACCCATGCTGAAACAGGGATGTTGACGACGGGGGCATCCGGGAATTCTGTGTACATAGTGTTGTACACAACTGACTTGTATAAAGTCTGTGTATTAGGCTTCAGGGTTTCAACATACTTGTTCCACCACTGATCGAGACACTCTTTCAGCGTCAGCTCGCCATCCTCTTTGGCAAAATAATTTTTAGGGTTTAGCCCCTTGAGGTACAATTCGCGCATCTCGCCGACTATTACGCGCGCTTCTTTCAGAGAGGTAGCTGGATAGCGTCCAATAGAAAGGCGAACAGGTTTACCGTTCCATCGGTACCGAAACTGAAACGTAATCGTTCCGGTAGGGGTTATACGCACGCTGAGACCGTCGCCATCTGTTACTTCTGGCGCGCCGTTGTATGGCTTGTCATTGATGCTGCGTAGTTTGGTATCACTGAGGGCCAC